TCAAGACTGATAATATCAAGACTGAATATAACCATACTAATATTATCAACTACAAAGAAGATGAAAAAAAATCTTTGTCGCAAATTATCAAATCTTCAAGTGTCAAAATCAATGACCGACAAATTCAGCAAATTCAAGAATACATCGGACTGGATAACATGACGGTTGACATGATTGAATACGCTATCCAGTTAACTGAAGATGCTGGAGCAGAAAGTTTCAACTATCTGAACAAGATTTTGAAGTCATGGAAAGATAAAGGCTTGACAAGCCTTGATGAAACAAAAGCAGAAACAAGCGGTTTTCGTGAGAGTAAAAACACGACTCCAAAATCAAGAATTGAGGGTAATTCAGTTATACAAATGTACGACGACCCGTTGCCATTCTAGAAAGGAGGTCAAATGGAAAAACTAAACCTTGAGCCTATCCACTATGTGAATGAAAACGAAATGTGCAAGAAGCATAATTGCTACATGTGGACGTTCAAGTATCCAGTCAAAGCCAAAGGACGAAAAACACCTTATCAACCGACTTTCTGCCCTGAATGCCAAAGGGAAGACATGGCAAGAGAGCAAGAGAAGAAGATTGGGGAAGTCTATATCTCATCTATCTTGTCAAGTACCTATGACGTGCTGGCAAGAAATAGCATCATCCCAAGCGACATGAAAGAAGCGAGCTTCAGCACATTCACAGTATCGAATGAGTCGGATGAGCTGGCCAAGAATTATGCGCTACGAGTTGCCAAGCATTACTTTAAAGATGGCAAAGGGAACGCAATAATCCTTGGTAAAGCTGGACGAGGAAAAACGCACCTAGCTATTTCAATCGCTAAGAAGTTGAATATTGACTTCAAAGCGAATAATAAGCCAAAAAGCGTGCTCTTTATGAACATTCCTACCATGTTTCAAAAAATTCAAAGCGGATTTAATCGGACAGATGCTCGAACCACAGACGAGTGGTTGGAGCTACTAAAAAAAGTCGACTACTTAATTTTAGACGACTTTGGGAAAGGCGAACAAGCGAATTGGAAGAAAGACTTCCTTTACAACTTACTGGATGCCAGGGACAAAACAATCATTACTACAAACTTGACAGGTCAAGAAATGAAAAATATATATGATTCTAGCTTGGTCAGTCGAGTCGCTAAAGGCGCAAAGGATTTGACTTTCAAATATCCTGAAAGCGCAGAGGATAGGAGGACCTTACCATTTTGACGACAGAGGAAAGAAAAAAGCTGATAGCAGATTTTGAAAAAAACCACTATCAACTATCAGATTATTTAAAAGAACGCTTGCTGATTACAAGTGACGAGCGTTTCACTCGTAAAATGAACGAGCTGACCTATTACGCCACGAACGGTAGCGTCTATCAGTTTGCAAAATAAAAAAAGCCCCTGACGGCAATCGGGGACAAGACAAATATTTCTAAAAGGATTATAACATGAAAAATAAAAAAGAGCAATGGAAACCACAAATCGTGAATATCATGGCTGACGGTTCCGTAATTGATGACTTGACAGGGTATGCAATCCCAGCAGGTCATTCGTACTACAACATTATCAAGCCATTTTACGAGGGGGTGTAACCATGAAACTATTTACTAAATTCAAACTTAAACACGAGCGCTTGTTTAAGGTAATCAACCTTGACTGGAGAGAGGTCGCAGTCGAGCTCATGGATGACCTGAACGAAGAACGCAAGCGTCGCTTTATGACAGAACAAGAAAACTACGATCTAAAACAACGATTAGCCATCTACAAAGAAAAAGAACAACTTAATCAAAAGGGAGAACAATAACATGATCAACGTACTAAAAACAATCAAAACAATCAAGAAAATTGAGCAACTTCAGAAAGAATTACACACTTTCAGTTTAGCTTTTCTAGCTTTACAAGACATCGGTTTGATGCCAGAAGATGAGAAGTCGAAAGCTAAAGCTAAAGCGATGCACGATGCTAGTCACATGATCAAGGACATCCTGAACGGAAAGTCAGTAGATGAAGCCACAGAACGACTTTCAATCAAGATTGAAACCAACAAAGACGAAGAAGTGGAGCAAGAAGAAGATGACAATACTAGAGATTGAGAGCAAGCTCTATCCATGCGTAAACGTCAACGAACGGAAGCGACTGAAATGGTACAAAAACCACGACATCAAGAAGTACCTGAAAGAAATCGCTAAACTCTGGAGAAAGTACGAGGACAAACTTGATGGACGGATTATTTAACTACGACAGAGACATGATGGAGCCACCTGAAGAGCGAGAAGAACTCGACCCAGAGTTGTATGTGTATATTGGTTGTGGCCAATATCGCTATGTAGGTGATGAAATATGATTGAAGAATTACAAGCAGAAATCAGGCAATGGCGCTCGGATTATATCCATCTTGGCCGAGAGCTCGGAGAAATTATCAACGAGCAACAAGATATTATTTTGAAATTGCAAAACGAAAATAAACGCTTGAAGCGTGAAAATTGGAACTTGAAGAAAACGAAAGGAAGAAGAAAATGGGTTACGAACAAATTTCAGAGTCAACGTATTATCAAAACATGAGCTATTGGAACCAAGTCGCACAAGAGTATAGAGCGCTAGGCGGTCTAGGAATTTGTGACGATGAAACAGGCGAAGAACTTTATACAATTTAAGGAGTAAACAAAGTGACAAACGAACTAACACAAAAACAAATCACATCAAATGTTGCAACACGAATTGAAGCCATGAAAGGCGAAGGCTTGCTAATCGCACCAAACTATAGCGTGAGTAACGCTTTAAGTTCAGCCTACTACGCTCTTAAAAACTCAGCGAGCGGGAACTTGCTAGAAAAATGCACACCTGAAAGTGTGTATAATGCCTTGCTTGATATGGTCACACAAGGTCTAAGCCCTGCTAAGACACAATGCTACTTCATTCCTTACGGGAATACGGTCAAATTGAACCGTTCATATTTTGGAACCATGAAGGTTGTTAAACAATTACCTGAAGTCAAAGACATCTATGCTCAGATTATTTTTGAAGGAGACGAGTTCGAAGCTGAAAACGTTGACGGGCGTTGGAAATTTGTCAGTCACAAGTCTAGCTGGAAGAACCAGGACAATCCGATTGAGGGCGCTTATTGTGTGATTGAAAAAACAGACGGGGAGAAAATTCTCACGATCATGACTAAGAAAGAAATTGATAAGTCATGGGCGCAATCACGAAATGGCAACGTACAGAAGAACTTCCCTCAAGAAATGGCCAAGCGTACAGTTATCAACCGTGCCGCTAAGCAATTCTTTAATACATCAGACGACAATGACTTATTTATCGATGCCGTCAACCGAACTACTGAAAACGAGTTTGACAACGAGCGCAACGTGAAAGATATCACTCCAAACGTACCAGTAGAAACGCTGGACGCTATCATGGGCGAGGTGGTAGAACCCGAAGAAGTGGAAGAAGTTCAAGAACCTGAGAAACCTAAAAAAGCACCTCGTAAGAAAAAAGAGGCCATTGAGCCTGAAGTGACAAGCACTGATACAAGCTACCCTGCAGATGAGATTCCAGATTTTGACGAAGAAACAGGCGAAGTTTTGGAAGAGGTCAGCTTATTTGAAGGTAACACGACCAATATTAAGGAGTAGTCCATGGAAGAACTAACACAAGAAAACTACTACCAAGATACAACCTACTTGACCAACTCACGCTTCAAACGGTATCAACAATGCCAAGCGAAGGCGTTTGCTATTGATAGTGGCCAATGGGTAGAAGAGAGGGACGAGACCCCTCTCCTACTCGGTAATTATGTTCATAGTTACTTTGAAAGCCCAGAAGCGCACCAGCAGTTCATGGCTGAGAATGGTGAGAAGTTACTTGCCAAGACTGGCAAAAATAAAGGAAACCTCAAATCCGACTTCCTAATTGGCGACAAGATGATTGAAAGTCTGAAAGACGATGAAGGCTTCAACCGTTTGTATCACGGTTACTCATCGGATGAAGTTCAAAAAGAATTGATTGTCTATGGCGAAATCGAAGGAGTTCCAGTCAAAGGTAAGCTAGACACTGTAAATCTAAGCCGTGGCTACTTTGTGGATTTAAAAACCATGAAATCCATCTATTCTGAAGAATGGAGCGCAGAACTCAAGAAGAAAGTTCCCGCTGCAGTCAATAACATTTTGAATTTTGGGTATCACGGTCAACTTGGTCTATATCGTGAACTCTTAAAACAAATGACAGGCAAGGACTTTAGACCTTACATCGTAGCGGTCAGCAAGGAAAACACTCCAGACCGTGAAATTCTGAAAATCGATGATGAATGGCTTGAGGAAGGTTTGGAAAAAATCAAGTCTGAAATTGTCGAAGTATGGGACGTGATTCAGGGTAAAGAAAAGCCTAAGGAGTGCGGGCATTGTGACTACTGCAGAAGCCAGAAAAAACTAGGTGCAGTCGTCACTCTGAATGACCTGATTGAAATGTAAATAAATTAAACAAGCCGTGCATTCTTGTAAAACTGCGAACTAGAAACACGTCAGTAAAGGTTATGTGACCTTGGACGAGCGACTGCCCGTATTTAGCCAAACTCACACACAGAGGCAGTCGCATTTGTTTAGATAAACAGGAGAAAAACAAATGTTAAATAAAATCGACATCCCAGGAACAACTATCACACTCGAAATCGTAGATAAGACCATCACGATTACAAATAAAATTGAATATGATATGGAGATGCATTTCAGAAATGCGGACGCAGATGCTTCTCTCGACACAGACGGCGACGTTTTTGAGCCTCTATACTGGCTAGATATTAAGGCGACACCGAAGAAACCAACAGAATACCATTCGAGCTTAGGAGTCAAGGCAGAAAAACGCAACTTGACCGAGCTTCAGAAGTTCTTTGAATTCGTTGAAAACAACAAGCGCAATCTCTTTGACCTCTGCGGTATCAAGGGAGAACTACAATGAAATCTCTGACATTATCGTTAGACATTTCAACTACTGCGACAGGATGGGCCGTATTTCACGGCTCTGACCTTGTCCAGAGTGGTGTCTTAAAACATAAATGCAAGTCATTCTTTGAACGTGGTCGCTTCATGGCTAGCGAATTACGAGCTATTCAATCAAGAGCCTTGCAGAAATATGACGAGCCCTTCGAGTCGATCGTAGTCGAGAAGAACTCAGTCATGGGTCCAAACCAACAATCTATGATCAGTATCGGAATTGTAACAGGTATCATCCTTGGTAGGTTGATTGCTGATAATGTGTACTTCGTTAACGTGTCGACTTGGCGCAAGTATTGGAAGTTCAGCTATAAAGACCGTAGCAAGAAATCAATGAAGTTGCAGGCAGTTGCTAAAGTGGCCGATAGTTTTTGTCTGAACGTCAAAGATGACGAAGCAGATGCTATCCTGATTGGTTCGTATTTTGTAAACCATGGTCAAGAATTCGGAGACCTGGAAAGCCACAAGATAAGTTGAGAGGTGTGATTATGAGCTATACTGTTACTTTATTTTTTGACAACATGGTAGACGAAACCCACTTTTTCAAAAAGGAGGGCGATGCAAGCAAATGCAAGGCTCAACTCGAGAGCAAATATCGAGGTGATCGGTTGTATAAGGTGAAACTTCAGGAGGTGGAGTGATGGAAGATGAAGTTTGGCTAGAATGGATAGCTGAAGTCATGGCTACTAAGCCTGTTGGCAATGAATTGCTAGAAAGCCAACGTGGTCAAGAAGTAGTTGACTTGCTATTGGATTTAGAGAGAAATGACTTTAATTGGCATCGAGGAGATGCAGATGTTTTTTGGATAGATGCTCAGATGTGCATCAAGTACAAATTAACTAATGCTGAGATTAAATTCTTAGCAACTCATCAACCAGGTGTTGTGAATTATAAGAAACACGCAAAAGAAAGAAACGCTTATTCAGAGATGATGAGAGGTCTTGAGAAGTTGAAAGAACTTAATTTTCCAGAAATCTATAATCATTCATTATCTCCAGAAGAAGAAAAACAAAAGTTTGAGGAAGAAATGGCAGTTGAGCAGAACTACACATCGCCTTATCAAAAATTAGATGAGCTTGAAAAACGATTTTTTGAAAATCAATTTTTATTTGGTCAAAAAGTGATGAAAGCTGCAATGAGTATTGTTTCGAGTGAAAAGAAAATAGCTATTGAGAATTTCTTTAATTTAGGTAGTCATCGAATGAAATTCACAGTTGAGGAGGTCACAGAATGATAAAGTTTAGAGCGTGGATAAAAGAAGAAAAATGTTTCGCAGACTACATAGAGACAATTCGATATTACGCAAAAGAAGTTGATTTATGCTGGGGTGGAATTTGTGAAAGTGACTGCTTTGACTTTGAAGGTGTTATCTTCACTCAATCAACAGGCTTGTTTGACAGAAATGGCAAAGAGGTCTTTGTCGGAGATATTATAAAATGTACCAGAGGTTGTCCTCATGAAGTGTATTTAGAAAAAGAATATGGTGGTACATACATAGGCGGAATGCCTGCTATATACCTAAAAGGTTTGAGAGAAGGATATGCATGGACTGAGCATGAAGAAATCATCGGCAATGTCTACGAAAATCCGGGACTTTTGGAGGATAACAAATGAAACCAGAAAAAAATGACAATGTAAACAACCCAAGTCATTACCAAGGTCGGTATGGCATGCAATCTATCGATGCTTTAAGAAACTTCATGACACCTGAACAGCTGAAAGGCTTTTATCTTGGAAATACCTTAAAGTATTTACTACGTCACCAAAAGAAAAATGGTCTTGAAGATCTGAAGAAAGCACGCAAGAACCTTGATTGGTTGATCGAGGAAATGGAGAACAAGAATGAAGCCTAAAAGACACCCATATTCAGGATTTAAAAACCCACCAAAAATGGCTAGTGTATACAAGCCCGGGCTTGTAACTTTTCCTAACGTAGCTTTTAGAAAAGACTTGCTCAAGCACATTTTCTCAGTTGTCAAACAACATGACAACGCTACAATCATTTACTTCAGAATTCCAAAAGTATTCGGATACGAGGAGGAAAGAGCAAAAGTATATCTAAGCTATGAAAAGACGATGAGCATACTCAATAGCTACTACTAAAATAAAAAAAGCCAAGGCACTCTCTGCCTCGACAACGTTTTCAATAATATTATTATACCACAAAAAGGAGATAGAGAGTGAACAAGGCTAAAGAGTTACTTGATGAACTACAGAATTTGGATGAAGAGATACAGAATCGAATAGACGAGCTTGCTAATCTTGAAGCTAGTTTACTTTCTAGCCCTAAAATGAGCATGGATAAGGTTCAAGGTGGTCAGAAGGTTCGATTAGATGAACGTTACATCGATATTTTTAGCATGCAAGATTCCTTGAAAGAGTACATGAAGCAAGCAACTGCTGAAGCTATCCAGCGCAGAATTGAGCTCAGTAAATTGATTGATAAAATGCCTAAGCCTGCAAGTCGAACAATTTTAAGGATGGTTTATATTCAGAAAGCAAGCGTGTATGATATGATGGATCATCTTGATTGTAGCAAGACAACTTTTTACAAAAAAAAGAAAGATGCAATCCGTGAATTGGGTGCTGTAGTTGATAAATGCGAACTAATGCGAACTAATGCGAACTAGATTTAAGTGCACTGGTCAATCAATCGTGCTATTATAGTATCATCAAGAATTAAAGCAAAGGCACCTTAGGCAAAAGCCTAGAAAAGCTTCTGAAAAACTGCTGGCTTGGGTTACCAGTGGCGATAGAGTAGGATGTTTTAATATCGCAAAAAAAGGCTACAAAAAAATAAAAAAGAAAAGGTAAGAATATAATATCGATTCTAACAGAGGTCAGTAGTCGCCTCATATTAAACCACTCAATGAGTGGTTTTTATTTTGTGGAGAAAATGATGGAAATTGAATTGTTGGCTATAGATAAAATCAAAAAGTATGAGAATAATGCGAAGCTGCACCCTCGTGAACAGATTGAACAGATCAAGAAATCTATTCTAGAGTTTGGGAATAACGACCCGATAGCGGTTGATGAAAATAACGTTATTATTGAAGGCCACGGACGCTTTGTCGCTTTAAAAGAACTGGGCTATGATGAAGTTGAAATTATCCGATTGTCTCACATGACCGACGAGCAAAAGAAAGCGTACATTTTGGCTCACAATAAGTTGACGATGAACTCTGGTTTTGATATGGAAATTTTAGAGTTAGAACTCGAAGATATCACGAATATCAATATGGAAGATTTTGGCTTTGATTTTGAAGAGATTGAAGAAATAGACGAAGATGTCAAAGAGGTAGAACAAGATGAATATGACGAGGAATTACGAGAAACAAACACTAAGCCAGGCGATATTTTTCAGTTAGGAGAGCATAGACTAGCTTGTGGAGATAGCACAGATGCGACGCATATTCATAAGTTACTAGATGGTGTCAAGGTCGACACAGTCTATACAGATCCACCTTACGGCATGAAAAAGGAAAAGGATGGGGTGCGAAATGATAATTTGAATTACGATGACTTATTAGAATTCAACAAGAAATGGGTCCCCATCACGTTCGACGCTATGCGAGAAGTTGGGAGTTGGTATTGTTGGGGAATAGACGAGCCACTCATGGACCTATACAGCAATATCTTACGTCCGATGAAAGAGGCGCAGGAAATTACCTTCCGAAACCTTTTGACCTGGGATAAAGGAAATACTCAAGGGCAAATGTCGGAGTACGCTAGAATGTACCCAATAGCAGACGAAAAGTGCCTTTTTGTCATGAAAGGTGTCCAAGGTTTTAACACGAACTTGAATAATTACTTTGAAGGCTACGAGGTGATTAGGAAGCCATTAGCAGAAACCGCTGAGCGCGTAGGATTGACATCAAAGAAATTGAAAGAAATAACAGGAGTCGGGATGTACTCACATTGGTTCACAAAGGCCCAATGGTTGTTCATACCATTGGAACAATTCCAGAAGATAGCGGACTATTATGGTGATGAATGGGACTTGGATTACGACCGTATCAAACAGGACTATGACCGTATCAAACAGGACTACAACGAGAGCCGCGCTTTCTTTGATGCGACACATGCAAATTTCAATAATGTGCTACATTTTAGTAGAACGAGCGGGGATGAGAGAGAGAGTGCAGGTAGACATGCAACTCCCAAACCACTCGCGCTAGTAGCGCTTATGCTCAAATCATCAACTCGAAAAGGCGACGTTGTTTTGGATGTTTTTGGAGGAAGCGGTTCAACTCTTATCGCTTGCGAGAGGCTAGGACGGACGTGTTATATCAATGAATTAGAACCAAAATACGTCGATTTGATTATCAGACGTTGGGAAAAAGAGACAGGAAGAGAAGCTGTTAAATTGAATTGATTGTATTTTTTTGAAAAGGAAGTGAGGCGATGGCTAATGAGCAAAACTTGATAAAAAATTCAGAACGAACTCCGAGCGAACGCCGAGAAAGTGCCAAAAAAGCGGGAGTCGCTTCAGGTAAAGCGAGAAGAAAAAAAGCGAACCTAAAAAAGGCTTTCGAGACAATCCTGCAAGCTGAAGTTGCAAGTCCAAACGTGAAGAAGCAACTCGAAGAGCTAGGCTTCGACTCGACCAATGAAATGGCCCTGGCTATGGTCATGATGCAGAAAGCTATGAAAGGGAATGTCCGAGCCTTTGAACAAATTAGCAAGTTGACTACGACAGATGTCAAGGACACCCTTGATAAGAAGGAACAAAAAGAACGTATCAAGCGTCTTGAATTGGATAATAAGAAACGAGAGCAAGAGCTTTCAGGACCTAAGTCCAATACTGGGCTTATGGAGTCTCTACTTGAAGCCGTGAAGGGTGGTGACGAGGTTGAAGATTAAGTTTTCGAGAAAACAAGCCGACATCATCCGCAGACCATTCAACTATGAGTTTGAAGTAAACGAGGGAACGCCTCGAAGCGGTAAGACAACCGCAGGCCATTTCAGATACGCAAGATATTTGATTGAGTCACCAGACGAGAACCATCTTATCGCTGCATACAACCAGGAGCAAGCCTACCGCCTTTTTATCGACGGTGACGGTACAGGTCTAATGCACATCTTCGACGGTAATTGTAAAATCAAGCATGATGAACATGGAGACCACCTCTTAATTGATACACCAAACGGGACAAAGCGAGTCTACTACAAAGGTGGCGGTAAAGCCAACAGTGTAGGGGCTATTACTGGTATGTCTCTGGGTTCGGTAGTCTTTTGTGAAATCAATCTGCTGAACATGGATTTTATTCAGGAAGCATTCAGACGGACGTGGGCCGCTAAGCTCAGATATCATCTAGCCGACCTAAACCCTCCAGCACCTCAACATCCAGTCATTAAGGATGTATTTGACGTTCAGAACACACGCTGGACGCATTGGACCATGGATGACAATCCGATTCTATCTGAAGAGCGTAAGCAGTCTATTATTCAATCGCTGAAGAAAAACCCTTATCTCTACAAGAGAGACGTACTTGGTCAACGTGTCATGCCTCAAGGCGTTATTTATGGCCTATTTGACCTCGATAAGAACATCAAGGATAGTTTAGTCGGCGAACCTGTAGAAATGTATTTCACGGGCGATGGTGGGCAATCTGACGCCACCTCGATGTCTTGTAACATCGTTACTAAGCACAGAGAGGACGGTAGAACCTTTTTTAGACTCAACCGTGTGGCTCATTACTATCATAGTGGAGCTGAGACTGGGCAAATCAAAGCCATGTCTACATATGCGGTCGAGCTTCGAGCGTTTATTCAATGGTGTGTTAGCAAGTATCAAATGCGTTATACCGATGTCTGGATTGACCCAGCGTGTAGATCCTTGAGAGAGGAATTGCACAAGCTAGGAATTCAGACAAGAGGGGCAATGAACAACGCTCACGATGTCAGCAGCAAGGCAAAAGGCATTGAGGTAGGTATTGAGCGTGGTCAAAACATTATCTCTTCAGGTCAGTTCTTGCTTATCAACCACTCTGAGGAAGAGTACGACCATTACTATTTCTTGAAAGAGATTGGTCTTTATAGTCGAGATGATAACGGGCGACCGATTGACAAAGACAACCACGCAATGGACGAGTTCAGATATAGCGTCAATGCCTTTTACAAGAAATACGCTAATTTTTAACAGGAGCATAGCATAGAATGGGAATTATACAAACCATTAAAAATCTAATAAAAAGGAGTCAATACAGAATGACGACAGAAAGTCTGGCAAGTATCACAGACCATCCTAAAATCGCAGTAACAAGTGCAGAGTATCGACGGATTAACGAGAACCTAAGATATTATCAAAGCAACGCTGGGAAGGTCACTTACATGAACACAGACGGCATGATGAAGCAGAGAGAAATGACTGTTTTGCCAATCGCTCGGACCGCTTCCAAGAAGATTGCTAGTCTGGTCTTTAATGAGCAAGCCTCAATTAAATTGGACGACGGACAAGCAAACGAATTCATTCAAGAGACATTGAAAAATGACCGCTTCAATAAGAACTTTGAGCGCTACCTTGAGAGCTGTCTGGCGCTTGGTGGATTGGCTATGAGGCCATACGTTGACGGTGGACGAGTGCGAGTTTCATTCGTACAAGCGCCTGTCTTCTTGCCGTTGCAAAGCAACACCCAGGACATTTCAAGCGCTGCTATTGTTACTAAGACGATTAAGGCTTCAGGTCAGAAGAACATTTACTACACGTTGATTGAGTTCCACGAGTGGTCAAGCGACGGGAAGTACATCATCACTAACGAACTATACAGGTCTGAAAGCTCTGAACAAGTAGGTGGACGTGTACCACTTGCTGAAGTTTACGAGGATCTAGAAGAACAAGTTGAACTTGACGGTCTAACAAGACCACTTTTTTCATACTTGAAACCTCCAGGAATGAACAACAAGGACATCAATTCACCTCTAGGCTTGTCTATCTTCGATAATGCCAAGAGCACGATTGATTTCATTAACACTACTTATGACGAGTTCAAGTGGGAAGTCAAGATGGGACAACGCAGAGTGGCCATTCCTGAGGATTTAGCAAATACTCAGATGGTTAATCAAGGAGGAGAAATCCAACTTGTCAAACGCTTTGACACAGAGCAAAACGTCTACCTACGCTTATCTGCCAGTGCGATGGACGGTGGAGGCATCACAGACTTGACTACTGCAATCAGAGCAGATGATTACATCAAGACCATTAACGAAGGCTTGGCGCTCTTTGAAATGCTTTTAGGTGTATCCGCGGGGATGTTTACATTTGACGGTCAGAGCTTGAAGACTGCGACAGAGGTCGTTTCTGAAAACTCTGATACTTACCAAATGAGAAACAGTATTGTCAGCTTGGTTGAGCAATCTTTGAAAGAATTGATTATCTCAATTTGTGAGCTTGGCAGTCTTTACGGATTGTATAGCGGTCCAATTCCTCAAATGGAGAAGATTGCAATTAACCTTGACGATGGTGTTTTTACCGACAAGAACAACGAGCTTGACTATTGGACCAAGGCTTTGGCCAGTGGCATTGTAAGCAAGGCTCACGCTATCCAGAAGGCTTTCAACATGTCAGAGCTTGACGCTAAGAATATGATTCAAGCAATCAATCAGGAAACGATGGACACGGCCAACAGTCAGCGAAGTCAACAAGACATTGATATTTATGGGGAGTGATTAAATGTCAAAGAAAAGACCACCTATTCAGTTCAATGACGAGCAACTGCTACTTCAAGCGAGCAATGTCGCAGACATCTATCATCAGTTAGCCTTGGACTTGTTTGATAACGTTGTCGAACGTGTGACGGAGCGTGGCACGGTCTATCTTGATAAACAACCGTACATCTGGCAACTCGAAAAGATGCAACAGATGCACATTCTGAACGAGGAGAACCTGAAGCTAATCTCTGAGCGTTCAGGCGTGGCAGAAGAACAACTGAGACACATTGTCGAAAATGAAGGCTTGAAGCTCTACACGGACACGAAACAACAACTCATGGAAGATTTAGGGCGTGGATCATTAGGGGGTAATAATTACATTCAAGAGATTCTTGCCGATTATGCCAGTCAAGCAGTCGACGAGCTTCACAACCTAATCAACACAACCTTACCAAAGGCTGTTATCGGTGCCTATCAAGGAATTGTGGAACAATCTGTCGCTCGAGTGGTTACAGGCTTGTCTACGGCTGATAAAGCTATCTCTGACACGGTCATGAAGTGGCAAGAGAAAGGGTTCCAAGGCTTCCAAGATAGCGCTGGGCGTAATTGGAAGATTGACAACTACGCACGGACTGTTATCAAGACGACAACCTATCGAACTTTTCGAGAAATGCGAACTAGACCAGCTGAAGAGTTGGGCATTGATACCTTTTATTTTTCAAAAAAGGCGTCAGCTCGTAAATCGTGCGCACCTTTGCAACATGAGATAGTAACGACTGGTCACGCTAGAACTGAACATGGCGAGCGTATCCTTGCATTGTCAGACTACGGTTATGGTAAGCCTGGAGGATGTCTTGGCATTAACTGCGGACATATGATCACACCATTCATCCCAGGAGCCAATTACAAGCCTGATTTAGGCGAGGGTGTGGCAGAGGTTACACCAGAGCAAGCAGAAGAAAATGCCAACGCAGAAGCCAAGCAGAGGGCACTAGAACGGTCTATCAGAGCAAACAAGGAAAAACTACACGTCGCTGAGAAGTTAGGCGATAAAGAACTAATAGACAAGTACAAGGCGAAAATAGGAACTCAGAAGTCTGCTTTGAAAGATTACGTTGATAAGCGCCCATTCCTGAAAAGGGATGAGGCGAGGGAAAAACACTATGATGACCCTTATACACAGGCTAAGAAAGAGGTTAAGGTCAGAAAAGAACTTGAAAAGCTGGAAAAACATAGAGCAGAACAAAAAGAAATGCGAAAACGTTTCACAAATGCTGTAGAAGATGGTATAATTAAGGCAGAAATTAATGAACAAAAACAAGCCGAGCACATCAAAGGTACTAACGAATGGCATAGGAGACTTGAAACTGAGTTAGCTAATGGCAATCAGATTGAACCAAGCTATTTGACAATATCAATGGATGAGGCTGCCGAGCTTATTAAACGTTACTCAGGCACAGGGAAATTCTTGTATAAAGAAAATCCTGACTATATTCCTAAAAAAGAAATCATAAAACATAATCGCAAGATTGGTATGTATATTGACCAACGCACAGGTGAGATGTTTGAAACCGACAGCTTTAGGATACACTATAGAAAGACAGGGGCACACATTGTCCCAACGTATGGAGGCAAGTTATGAAATTATGGACTTTTTTAAGACAAAACGTGAAACTTGTGCTTAAAGACGGCTCAACCATTTCAGGCTTTGTCCAAGAATACTGTAACAAAGATGACAACGATGAGGAAATCGACTCAATTGGTTTGGATGTCGACGGTACTCTTTATGAGTATTTTGAGGATGAGATCCTTAGTATTTCAGTAGCTTAGCACTTAGAACAATCTAAGTGCTTTTTTTATACAATAAACCACTATAAACCGTGTCGGATTCGATGCGGTTTTTTGCTTGACTTTATCCGCAGTCGGTAAAGAACGGAAGATATTACCTAATTTTAGGAGGACAGAAGAATGCCAGAAGACATTCAAGCACAAACTGACCAGCCAGTTAACGCTGGAGAAAAC